TTAATGTAGTAGGTCTTGCAACAGTCATAAACCTTCCACCATAAGTTGCAGCTGGTGTTGGAGCAACTCTAATAGATGTATCTGTAATTCGTGAATAATATTTAGGTATACCTGTTGATGCACTTACAGGCCAATAAGATGAGAGATATTCGTCAGTGCGAAGTAATAAATTAATTCGTGATCCGCTATTCTCAATACTTATATTTTTAATTATACGAGTACCTGTTGGAAGTGTAATGTTTGCAGTGCTTCCTGATACAGCAACAGATGTTGAAACAACTAAACCATAGTCATCCAAGTCACGAGTTAATCGTTCTTCAGCCCTATTCACCATATTTGGAATATAATTTGTAAACTCCTGTGAATCATTTTCACAAGCTTGTAGCAGATCATTTACAAGATAGGTGTAGTCTGCCATTAGTCTTACCCGTAGAAGACAGTAATAGTAGAAGCAGAAGCAGGAGCAGTTACAGAAACTACTCCATCTACTCTAATACCTACATCACTAAGATATATATCAGTAGAACCACTTACACCAAATGTAATCTTTTGTCCTGCTGTTGAACCTAATGGAGTTGTAGAAGTTCCATCTAAAATATAATTTCCTGAACCTGTTGCATGAATAGCTCTTATACGAGTATCTGCAACATTTGCACCTGTAGTTGTATCTGTTAGGACACCACTACCTGTTAAAAAAGCTGATCTAAGATTTGCACTCACGAATATTCTCCTTATTGTTTAATATATATATATAGCAAGGTATAAATTTTATTATACGTTCCAAATACAATATAAACAAACAAAAGAAAAGAGGGTTTCCGAAGAAACCCCCTTAACTTAGATTAGCGATATCCTAAAGAATTAGGATGATCCACTGCTACCGAACCATTGTCTCCAATCGCTCCAGCCAAAGGCATAACGCTCACGAGCTTTGAAACGCATGTTGCCAGTATCGAAGTCAGGCTCCATCTTCGTTTGAAGAGGAACACGATTGAACATTTTGGTTCCGTTAGGAACGTCAGTCTTGAGGAACCAAGCATTAACATCTTGGAACCTGCGGTTCACAAAGAAACCTTCAGGAACAACAGACATATGACGTACTGAGTTAATGTCATTATTGTCGTTACCTGTAGTACCCGGACTGTTTAGAATAGTATCAGCCGTGAATACTAAGTCTGAAGGAACGTGAAGTGACTTAGCAGAAGCACCAATTAGAATACCACGATCATCTTTAATCTTCGTGATATTAATTGTTGCAGTTTCAATTGCTGCTTCGGAAAGGTCCGTAGCACCAATTAGGTTAGATTGATTACCATTTCCTACAGTCGGATGTGCAGCGGAGAATAAAGGTACTCCGTCACCACCATTATAAGAAGTTGAGAAGCCGTTGTTATAAACATCAGCAGCCTTAACTTGCTTAGTATTAGCCATTGCACGAGCAAGTGCTTTGGCACGAACCTTAGAAAAGGTATCATATAGATTGTCTTCCATAGCTTCTTCAGTGATAGCAAATGCAAGAGCAATGGTTTCCATCGAATAACGTGCGGTGTAACCTTCTTGCGCTGTATCGTACTGAACGGCAGCACCTTCCGATTTGGTAGGTGCGGAGCCGAAGCCTGTGAAAAGCACTTCTTCTTCGAATGCCCTATCTGAATTTTCGATTTCATATAGTGGAGTATGTTCATCGTTTACTTCACCATATTCAAGACCGAAGATTTCATTAAGACCGGGAAGAAGTTGCTTTGCAATATCTGAACGGTTAATAGCCATTTTTCATTCTCCCCATTATCCAGCCGATACGCCAACAGTAGGATAAGCATCCATGTGCTGTTTCCAGATGATTTCAACCCGAGGGAATGCATCTCCAAGAGCATTTCCCGGTTCTTTGAAAGCACCTAGTACAGTCATAGCACCACCTGTACCGCGAGTACCTGCTTCTAGACCATGACCAGACCTACCTGTGTAGGTTGATCCTGCGCCTAGCGTTACGTTAAATGTAGTCGAGTATACGTCACCTGCCGTAACAGATGCGTCAGATTGACATACAAAAGTATAGTCTGCATCATCGTATATATGAGCAACAATATTTGATGCGGAAGTACTAGCAGGCCAGTATTTTCCGTATACGTATTCACCATCCTTCGTGTAATTAACACCGCCAAAAACACCTAGCGGAATATCATTACCTAGACCAATAGTAGTAACAACTTCAATTTTTCCTGCATTGATTGTTACAACATCTCCAGAGAAGATATTTACTGCGTACCCCGATGCAATGGTATATTCAGACATACCAGTTGAGTTGGGTGCAGAACCTTTTTTACGTGAAGGACGGAAACCATCAAGAGCTTTAGTTAGAGCCATTTGATTTCTCCTATGTTATAAATTTTTATGACAACAGTTGATTAAAACATTTACCTAATCTTGAAACGTAGGTAAACGTCCTTTCACAACCTGTGACTTACTTGCGTTTGAAATTGGCATACGAGAATCTTGATGATTTTGAAGTTGAGAATTAACAGCATCCATCATCTCTCGACTGCGATTTTCATAAAATTTTTGACGGGCTATAGCTTTACCAGTTGGAATTTTTGCTAGGGCTAAGTCTCCACGACAGACTGTACCACTATACCTACCATCATCTTTCACGAAAGAGTTGTGAGCAATCTCTGGAACTTCATCAGGTGTTACGAAAACCCATCCGTCATGCATACGCTTTCCGACATTTTGAATGTCATCTTTACCTTTTAAGGAAATACGTACCCACCTCAAAGACATATGTTCATCTGCAAAACGATCCTTTACGGAATCAGGAATTGTAAGATAATCTGGTTCTTCAAAAGTGTAATCTTCGTAAGCTCTTTCTTCAGTTTCTCTTGTTGCTTCACTACGTGAGTCTTTAGTATTACGTGTCATTTTAATTTATCCTCCACGCTTGTTCGTTAAAACAGTAGTATACTCACCATCTGCTTGGTCTGCGACCAGCTTCTGTTCAGCATACCGTTCAAGTGGAATACCCCACCTATTAGCCATATCAATGTCTTGCTTACTTAGCTTGACTTTGTTACTTCGACTTGTAGTAGGGCTGGTGACAGTGCGTGATGCTCCACCAACTACTTGAGAAGGTTTAGTTACGGCTACCTTCGGTTCCGCTTGTTGTTCTTGCGAAGCGTCTTCAAACTTTGTAGGAAAAGAATTACGAAGTCTTGAAGTTACTTCACCATAAAATTCAACATCTGAAGGATCGAATCCCTCATCTTTTAACTGAGCATCAATTGCTAAAGCTGCTGCAGTCATAACTTGATCTTGACCAAACCAAGGATTGTTTGCTGCCCATTCAACTGCCTTTGGATCGTAATCAGCAGGATTGGGATTAGGCTGTATCTGTTGAGGTTGAACTATTTGTTGTTCTGGTATTACAGTTTTATCATACTGAACTTTAGCGTCTGATACCTTACTTAGTTCGACTTCACTTTTATTTAGAAGACGTTGTGCTGCAACAATCTCATCTGTTTCACCACTATCTAATGCTTTACGATACGCACTTTCTGCAAGTTTAATTTGTTCTTGTAATTGTTGTTCATTAACTTCATTATTTAATTTTAATGTAGAAACTAGTTCGTTATCTTTAGCTTGAATAGTTGCTTCATACTCAGCAATTCTATGTTGCAACTCATTAATTTGATCTTCACGATCTTTACGTTGTTTAATAAGTTGTCGAATACGTTTCTGTGCACCTTGAGTTTCAATCCCTTCTAACTCAGAAGGTTCTTTTTTTTCTTCTTCATTATTTTCTGATTGTGTTTTTTTGGCTTGAACCTCTTCTTCTGTATCTCCTTCAAGCTCATACTCAACTTTTGGTGGTTCTGTTGTTGTGGGTTTTGTATCTATTGTACCCCATGACTCAGTACCTTCTTCTACTTCAACTTCTATAGCTTTAGCTTCAGCCATTTTATTTTCTCCTACGCCAGTGCGAACTGGTCGGGTTACGCCTTACTAATTCTTTTAAAATACACTAATCTAAAAGTATATCCAAATATTTTAGTTAGATAAATTAAAAGATGTATCTAGATCACTAGGATCATCTACTTTCATTATTACTTGATCATCAAATAAAAGAATAAGTTTAACACCTTGATACTTCATTTTAATACCAGCATGTTTACCATAGCATACATAGTCACCTACTCCACACCACGGACCTTTAGGAAATTTAGTTTTATCTTCATAAGCTAAATCACCTAGTGCAACAACTCGCCCTACTGTAGTAAGGTAAGCAATATCTTCTTTAGTTGATTCAGGTAGAATAATTCCACCTTTAGTTTTAGCCTTGACTGAAACTGGACGAACAAGAATATGATAGCCAGTTAAAGTAGGAAGTTTCTTAGGATCAGATACTTCATCATCATCAACCCATTCATCATTTTTCAAACTTTTACTCATTGCTTGATGTAACATTTTTTATTTAAAATCCTCTTCTGTTTCAAGATTTAACCTTTTACTTATGATATCAATTGCGATATCAATAGCATCCTGTAATCCTGTAGAATATCCTACAAGATACTGATACTCAGGATAATCTGTTGCTGCACCTGATGCAAGAGAATTTATTACCGACTGTCGTTTTTCTTCAATACCTCTACGGATATCGCTAGTTACTAACATTAATTAACCTTTTTTAAGATCAGCACCTTGTACGGGTTTTGGAGCTTCATAACTATCAGGCTCACGTTGATTAAGAATACCAACTTTAGCACGATTTGAATATTGATCTGCGGAAACTTTACTCCAATCACCTACACTGTTGCCAGTTGATTTAAATTTAAAAGCCATATCTATTCTCCCTTTTGTTTCATTTGTTCTAATATAAGTTTATTTTCTTCTTTCATCTGAGCCTCTACCATCTCTATAACTGCTTTACCTTTTTGTAAGTTTTCATTGTTATTATCTTTTGCTAAATCCGAAAGTATTTTTAATGCTTCTTGAGTTTGTTTAAGTTGACGATCTTTCGCCTTCTCTTCTTTATTCATTAAATTACTTGCACCTTCAACATAAGCATCTAGTGCAAGTTTAGCTTCTTTAATATCTAACTCACGAGTTTTAAGAATACTATCTGCATTTTCTTTTGCCATCTGAGATTGAATCTTTCTTTCTTCAATTTCAAGACGCTTACCTTCCATCATTACCATCTGTTCTTCTGGAGATGGTGGACCTTTAGCTGCTTGCTGGTTTGCAATCATAACTTGTTGTGCAGCTTGTGCCATAACTTGTTCAACAACACGAGGATCAACATTCTCTTGTCCTTCCATAAGCTGTCGTGTTACTCCATTCATTTGTTCTTGATACTGCATAACAGAATGTTCTTGTATGTTTGCTGCTAGAATTGGAGTGATACGTTGCATGATTGGGTTCGCACCATTAACAGGGTCTTGCATGTATGCCATTTTAACTTTGACATGAGCATCATGATCTTGTCCGACAAATGCTTTAATTGCTAATCCTTTAGTGGCAGCTAGAATATCTGATACAGGATCAAGTGGTTTTGGTTTAACTTTCTCAGGTAGTATCAAATCAATGTTAGGAATGTTAGCTGCACGTAAAATTGTTTTGTGTAGTTCTTCTGTATTGTACATACCCGCTGGAGCTTGTTGTGCCATCTGTAAAGCCATCTGAGCCATCATCATCTTATGTGCCGCAGAAGGAATGTTAGGATCAGATACAGGAATGACATCAACACGACCATCAAAATCATTTCTCATAACAGTGTCTTCGCCTTGAGAAACTTCAAAAGGATAATACTCTGGCATTGACTCATAGTTAATACGTGCAAGTATTTTTAATTCTTCTTTCTGAGCTTGGTGTAGACGCTTATGTACTGCAGTAAAGAACTTACTTGATGCTTCTAGTAAAGCCATTGTAGTTCCTACAGGACCATAAGATGCTGCATCACTAATAACTTGTTGTGTATTGTCTGCAAACTTTTGACCTGATGCAGCTATAAACCCTAGCATATTATATAAAGTCTGAGATGGTTCTTTATAAGGTAAAGGGATAATTGATTTTGTTAGATCAATACCAGTTGCTTCAACTTCTTTAAATTCACCCGGAGATATTGGTTCGTCATCTCCTGTAATCCGTACACCTTTGGCACGAAAACCTGCAGGAAGATTTGCAAACTGCCCTGCGTCAAGAAGACTCCGCATGGCTGATGTTGCAGATGCAGTAAGATTACCTAGCATATGGATATAGCCAATACCGTAAAAACTTAATGCAGGAACAAATCTATAGTGTGAAAAGAATAATTTCTTTTTTCTTTGTGGATCATCAGGATCATAGTTCCTACGAATAGATAGAACTGTTCTACTATCCACATCAACTGTAACAACATAAGGAAGTGTTAACTCTGATTCATCACTAAGGTTTTCAATCTCTAAATAACAATGCTGTTCAAGTAAAGTATATTGTCCATCAAATTCTGCATTAGAAGGACTAACACCTGTAACCTGATTCATCTTTGAACGTAATGCAGATAATTCTGGAACTTCTGGTTTATCAATTAAATTATCAGAAGCTGCATACATACCACCTGCAATCTCACGCTCTAACTGAATAGGACTTCTATAAAGAACTTGGGTGTACCTATCTGCAGTACGTAGGTTCATTGCAAAGTTTGAAACTACAAATTGATCTATAGGAACAAACTCACTTACTGGACGTTGCATTCCACTATCGTAATAAACTTTTTTAAAGGATGACCCAAACAAAGGTAGGTGAAAGAGCATACGCTCAGTCTCGTCAAAATATTCTGGCATCAACTCTGTAAGTTGATAGTTCATATATTCTTTTACACGTTGAGCTTGTTCTTCTTTTTCTGGTGTAGTCTTTCCCATAACCTGTGTTCTAACAGGTCCACCTGCCGGAAATAATTCTTGTATTGCTTTAGACTGAAATGAAACCGCTGACTCAATAAGAAGTGGATGCACCGCAGTACATGCTCCTTGGAAGGGTTCGTTTGTTTCTTCTAGCTTTAGACCTAACAAATCTAATCCGCTACTAAACATCTGTTCCCATTCTGAACGGGATTCTAGATCAGCTTCATAAGATTGGATAACTTGATCTGCAACATATTCTTGAGCTACCTCATCTAAGTCTTCAACAAGGTTTCTATAGAATCCATCTGGATTACTATAGTTAATCTCAGGATTATCTCCTGTTTCAACTCCAAAGTCTACAGTAACACTACCATCCGTTCCATCAAACTCAATACTAGCTTCAGGCATCTCTCCTGAACTAACCATATCTAATTCAATAACATTAGTATCTGAAATCATATTTTTGTCGAATGGGTTTTTTTCAACAGCCAAGGTAGTTCCCCTTTAAGATAAGGTGATTAAAAAATTTATAATATGCTATAGTATAGTAATAAACTAGTAATTAAGCAAGTGTAACTTAAAAACTCCAGTATCCTTTTTTCTTTTGTTTATGACGGGATACATCTTCAAAGTCATCTATATCTACATCATCAGGATGAATAAGGTTCCAACTATCTCTCATATAGATAATTGCCATTGTCATACAGTCAACCATATCATCATGTGCTGCATTAGGAAACTGAATAGATTCATCAAATAAAGCTTGTGACCATTCTGTATCTGGTATCCAAACCTTTCCTGCTTCTAGAAAAGGTGATGCTGCATATACACGAGATACCTTATCTCTATCTGGCATATACTCTAAGACAGGTAACTTAGACCTACGCATGTCCTGTATAAGAGACTGTCCACTTGCTTTCTTCTCAACGATACATACATCTGGTTTGTAGTCCTGATACATATCTTGTGCAAGTCTTCGTAGTTCAGGGTATTCATATCTTCCATACATATTAGATAGAAGAATAAGATTTCCTTCTGCATGTTCACGCCCTGTAGTAGGATCAGTTTCCATCGAAGAAAAGATACCCCAAGTTTGAATTACACTATTATCGGCAGTAGACTTCGTACTAAAGGCTGTATCATATGTCTGAATAATAAAATCACATGGTGGTGGTTCTTCATCTTCCCATATCTGAAACCATTTCTTTTTTATGATTCCACCTGCATCTGGTTGTGGGTCTTGCATATACAATGCATTCCAATACCTGCTGCCATTAGATGCTTTTATTTCTTGCTCATCAATCTCAAGAACTTCTTTAGGTTTCCACTCTGGGAAATAGGAAGACCCTATAGGAAGATTAAGTAACTTTGCTGCTTCTTCATCTAACCATGCAGGGATGCGGATAACATCCCATTTATTCTTCATATCAATTTCTTCTTGCTGCTTTAATAACCATCCACATATATCATCAAAGTGATATCGAGTGTTGATAATTATAATTGCACCATTAGGCATAACACGAGTACGAAGACCTGATGGATACCATTCCTTGATATATCTTCTACCACTCTCACTGATTGCATCTTCTTCAGACATGACATCATCTAGCAATGCTATGTGTGCACCTCGTCCTGCAATCTGACTTCGTACACCTGCAGCGTAGTAAGAACCATTCTTATTTGTTTTCCATTTACCTGCAGCTTTAACATCTGATCTAAGTTTCACACCACTAAACATTCTATCGAAGTCTTCAGAGTTTACAATGTCCCTGACTGATCTACCAAAGTCAGATGCAAGTTGATCTGAGTGGGAGACTGACATAATCTCATGTGATGGGTTTCTTCCTATGTACCACGCTGGAAATAATTTAGAACAGATAACTGACTTGGAACTACGAGGTGGTAGAAACACCATCAGACGTTTACAATCTCCGTCCACAACTTGCTGAAGCTTATGACATAGAACTTGTATATGTCTACCCATCTTAAAGTCAGGCACAAGTTTAGGTGCTTCCTTTCTTACAAAGGTTAGAAAGTCTTCGTTTGATTTTTTTTGAGTGTATGCCTTTAATGAATTTTTAAGATAGTTAAACTTAATCAGTGTATCATTTGATAGTTCCTCTTCATCCTCATCTTTAAGTTTAGGATAAAAAAGTTTTTTCTGTAAAAGTTTTAATGTGTCTTTAGGAAGACTATCTTTTATATCATTCTCAGGAGCTAGTCGTTCTGCCTGTTCTCTAGTAGAACCTGACCTAGCATTATCTGATTGCCGTTTGTTTGTCATCGTTTAGATTTATAATCTGCTACCGCTGCTTTGATTGCATCTTCAGCAAGAACTGAACAATGTATCTTAACAGGTGGAAGAACAAGTTCCTTTGCAATATCTTTATTTGTTATCTCTACTGCTTCATCTACTGTTCTACCTTTAATCCATTCAGTTACTAATGAGCTTGATGCAATAGCAGAACCACAACCAAAAGTTTTGAACTTGGCATCTATGATAACACCAATATTATCTACTTCAATCTGTAGCTTCATAACATCACCACATGCAGGTGCACCAACAAGACCTGTACCTACAGTATCTTTATTCTTATCTAACGATCCAACATTACGTGGATGTTCATAATGATCTATAAGTTTATCGTTGTATGGCATTAGCTTTTATCGTATCAATAATTTTTTTATCTGTGTAACCTTCATCATCATTATGAGATTCAACCATAGCTTCACGCAACATATCCAAAGCTTCAACTGAATCTGATAAAGTTGTTCTCAGCATCTGACCTAGCGGAGTAGGTCTTATGATTGCTGGAGTATATGCCACAATACTTGTAAGTTCAGTTAGTATATTAGAAAGAATTTTAGCAGAAGCTATAGAAGATATTACTTTTGATCTATTTAGAATATTTTTATATTCCATTACTTCATCTGAACCTGTTAATGCTGCAACATATTCCATAGTCTCATGGAAATCAAATGAGTCTAGATCATCTTGTATGTCACCTAAAGTACTTTTTGTCATAATATATTTGTTACCTCTTTAACATTACATGGATGTCTATTCCCATTTATAATGTTAGACCAGAAAGACTATAAAGACAAGAGTAAAGTTTGTTTGCGTATGCTGATAATTTATGATACCCTTCCCCTAACGGAACGAGGGACTATTAAAGACTATTAAAGACTATTAAAGTTCTGTTATAAATAATAAAGATTATAATAATAATATTATATAGTCTTTAATAGTCTTTAATAGTCTATAATAGGTATGCCGACAAGTATGATTATACTCCCCTAGTTTTTTTGTAATTATTTTTTATACAATTCACAGAAAATAAACAAGGGGGTGTTCACATGATGATGATCCGTAATTTTTTTAGAATATTTGTTAGGTCCATATTATATATATATGATCTAGCCCAGTTTTTTCCGTGGGGTGTTGCTAAAAGGTCACAGTGAAACTGTGATAAATTTACCACAAACTGTTGCCTATGGCAAAACCAACACAAAGTGTTGCAGAATTGTCACAGTATTTGTTAATCCTAAAGGATTACTTGGGGAGTGTGGCATAATTACAACATCTTCGATGTTACATAAATACAACACTTCCAAACCTACCTACCCCACCCCTAA